GTACCCCAAAGGGCTCATAATCTTGTTTTTTGTAAAAAGAGTACCTCAGTTTGGTAGGGTCTAAATCAACGCTGATGCCCGTTGTCGTCCACGCGTCTTGTTTAATTCTCTTTTTGATATTGGGCGCAAGGGCCTCATAAAGTTCACGGTCTGCATCGTTTTTAGGGTTTTTCAACCTTTCTATCTCGTACTCGCTCAAAACTTTAGCAAAAAAACGAACGTCGAAGGAAGTGGCTCGTTTGGCAACCACATCATAAGGATTCAACAAAATATACTTAACAGGAATTTTATTGGTTTCAGTCATAAGGCCGAGATTTCTAATCTTGGCAAACTCATCCGCCTTAAACTTGCCCTCTACTGCGTACAAGAAAATATTACCACTCCGATAATACTCCCTAAAAAACTGATCCTTCAGATGCCAAATACCAATTTTTTTAAACCATGACTTAATAAAACGCCGAGATTTTTCGCTCCCCCCTTCCAAATAAACAGGAGAATTGGCAAAATCAGCCATCATGTCAATAGAATTTCTAAAAATAGCCACGTTGACATAGGCCTTCTGACATAACTCAATAGCCTCTCTCACATCAACCCCTTCAAAACTATAATGGTAAGGCAACATTCCCGCACGAATATTGCTATACCCATAAAGTTTAGGGTTAATAGCTATTTGGTTACGACGAAAGTCCGTTGAAGAGGTGCCAGCGCCCCTAGAATAGGTTGCCGCTTCAGAGGTGTGATCGTAAAAGGAATCCCCTATGAGTTGGGGCTCCCACTTAGATTCGCTCCCAAGACTTTCGTAAGGATTGTTAGGGTATTGAAAGTTTTTTTCGAATTTTTTCCAATAATCGGAACGCTTCGTATATTTTCTTCTGGCCATGTTAAATTTTACACTGAATTGATTAAAAGTGACTTTCTAAAGTCAAAAAGTTAGGTTATGAACATTGGTTCAAATGTTTCTATTATATCTAGTTTGGGTTGTTTTTTCGAGTCAAAATAGACTTTTGTCATCCAGTTAGCTAACAGTAAAGCTGAATAAGAATCTTTGCGCGCTTTATCTGGACCTGTTTGGCGCCTTAAATTGCTAGGCAAATCAAAGGTTTGTGTGCCTTGGGCGGTAGTAGTAATTTGTATTAGGGCACATTCATTTTTTGTTAAATTAATCATATCTGCTTGGTGCTCTATAAAGTCTATCATTTTTGCCCCCTTGTTTTGCTTATCTGTCTCTTTTAATTTTAAAAATTTTAATTCATCTATGGGGATCATTTTATTTTTTTGGGCGGTATAAGCATCATCGATTGCTTGACTGGCGAAAAGTAGCCTCCTGTGATCAAAGGTTGCTTGTAATAGCTCATTGGCCTGTCGAATCCAATGGCTTGTGGGTTTACGCAAAATCACATGCTTATAGTCCCCTTTATTGTATTGCTGTTTGTACTGACGCAGGTCCGCTTGATACTCTTCCGGTTTGTCAAACGCTACTTCGATCAGCTTTAGTTTGATCTCTTTTTGCCTGAAGGTTTCGCTTTCGTTGCACGCTTGTAAAAACTGAACGCCTCCATTGTAATCACCACATATAGCTACAATATTAAAATTCTCCAAACAAAATAAAAAATATCTCATGTGATGCTTTAAAGATGTTCCAGCCAAAGCATAACTATGAACTAGAGTTGCTTTTTGTTGTTCTTCGTCTAGTTTTAATATTTGTATTGCAAAATCATCAGAACTTTCTGTTTGAGACCATGACGGGTCAAACGCTAAAATGTATTGTGAATCCACACTACCTTTTACCTCTACAGACGGGAGCTCTCCGTCTGGTACGGTACAAAGAGCCATCTTACTTGTCTTAAAATACCCCGCGCTATCATCTGTGAAGATTGCTCCAAATTCTCTCTCGAACTGAGATTGGCTCATCGTTGATTTAGCTTGGTTAAGTAAATTTTGATCGTATAACTGCTGAGGGGCGCAATCATATGAAAAGTGCATAATGCACCTAGACGCACCATCCTTTTGTTCTTCGCGCGTAATATTAAACTCAAATTGCTGATACACTTTATAAAGATACTCAAATTTATAAGAAGCCGAAGAAAGTGCAATTAATTTATTGCCGGGCCATACGTGTCTTTCGTTTTCTTCCATTTTCCCCTCTTCTATTAGCTGGGTTTCCAATTTATCCAAATCGTCACGCTGCGTTGGGTTAGTGACTACAGACAAAAAGGGAACAATAACTTCATTATAAATTCTTTCAGGCATGAGCGCAAACTCGTCAATAATAATTCTATGAAAACGAAACCCCCGAAGTTTTTCACCGTCTCCCAAAGGTAAGGCGCGAATACGGCTCGTACCGATTTCCATTAACCACTCATCGTTAGTTTTAGAGACTTTGGTTATGCACTGTTTAAAAAAGTGGGCGTCTGGGTGCATAGAGATATCTTCAATTTTCTTGAAAATCATTTTGGCTTGTCGAAAAGATTTCGACAGAATACCGATTTCAACGCCTTGATTCAAAATTGCATCTAGCGCAGCAAAAATACCCGTAGTAAAAGACTTTGACATCCCCCTAGACCAAACCCCGAGAAAATAATCCGTCTCAAACATCCCCTTAACAGCCATATGCTGAAACGGAAATAATTTAATCCCCATCAAAAGTTCGGTCGCAAACGTAATATTATTTCTAAGAAACTCATACAATGCAAGTTTTGCCTCCTCCTCTTCAAGAAAACCTTCCATTTTTGCCAGTTCGCCATTAGAGCGAAATCGCTGAGGAGGTCTACGCTGCGTTCCTTCTATCCAACTCATGATCTAAAAAATATTGCATATCCGTGCCCCACACTTCTTTGCCCTTGTAAAGCAACCTAGGAATGATTTCCTCAGAGATTTTCCGGTTCCCGCTAAATAAAAACTGGCAGTGCCCCTGAAACTCATAGCTTAAATCCCTAACCCTCTTCAAGATAAAATCAATATTCGCGGCGCGCTTAAACGCCCTGCTTGCCTTAATCATTTTTTGCGGAGTCGATTCAATAACTACAAATAAATAAGAATCTAGCTCTTTAACCCTTTGTAACTCTCTTTGAAAACGTTCATAGTTTTGGTTGCTTAAAGTAGCATGTAGATCAGAGCCTGACTTGCGATCTACATAAGTATAAGAGTAATGATCGCCAAAAAGAGTATAATCCCCTACGTCTAACTTATGCGCATCAGTCCGAAAAGAAAAGCTAAGAGGGGACTGCTCTCTAGTATCGATAGCAATTCTTAGATCCTCAGGGAGCGTAAAAGTAAAAAATTTCTTAGGTAGCCTCTCTCCGTATAAAGGGCACAAGCCAATCTTTTTTACAGCTTCATTATAGCTACCAAATATTTTTCTGTAAGTATCTATGTCTGGCAAAAAACAACTTTTGGCCTCCAAGTGGAAGGGGGCGTAGTGTCTGTCTTTTTTGAGTTGCCTTTTTTCAATCAACCCTAAAATATATTTTCCTACTTCTGGCGCAGGAGCCTTAGCGCACCATTTTTTAAGCTGTTGCTTTGTGGAAAAATCTCTCTCAAAATACTCTTCAAATTTTTTAAACGGTAAGGGCTCCCCAGTGAGTTTATTCGCCCGCGGATAATGAAGGGTATAATATTCTGCTAAAGATAGGCCGTGCTGCTTTAGGTGTTTATGCAACGACCCCCTCCCCTCAAACTCCTTCTTGCACTCCGCACAGCGAAACATTTTTTTGCAGACTCTTTCCATTATATTACCTCTCGTTTAGTGATTCCTAAAACTCGAGACTTCCAATCAACCATTTCTTCTAGCTGATCCGCCTCCTTTTTAACTAACGTTTTTTGCATATCCGCCATTTTAATCATCAGTTTTCTTTCGTCCTCCTCTTGGAACAAGTGTACCAACGATAAAACAGAAGCGTTTCTTTGTTGTTGGTTAGATATTCTTTTGGCCCTTTCTCCATTGAGCTTTGCAATCATTTTATCTATCCGGTTTGTACATTGGTTGTACTCTTCGGATTTGGTTTTAAGCATTTCGGTCAAGCGCATGGTCAAATCATTCTGAGCCTCCGTATCGTCGAACATTAAATTAAGTTTTTGTTTTTGTTGTTCGATCTCTTTGAGATTGATATAATCCATGCATACATTAATATATAAATTTAATTCATCTGAAGTCAAATCAGGCTTGTCCCACGTAGACCGGATAAACTCTGATTCTAAAAGTTCACGATTTTGTTTTGTAGGATAGGCGTTGATTACCTGTATAAACCTAGGGGCGGAAAGATAGGTCAATAATCTTTCAAGACATTTTTTATCCCCCACACTTATTTTGTCTATTTCAAACTCCTTGAAAACAACCTTATTAACCTTTTTAATGACAGTGGTCATAATCTTAGGAGGGGCATAACGATCTCCCGTTATCTCGTCTCGCAGATTGGTCATATTGGGAAATTCTTTATTAACAAAATCAGACAGCGCGATAAATTTTGCGCTCTCATAAAAACCTCTATGGTTGGTTTCGTCGGTCCACAACAATTGCGCAATTTCTCTTTTTGTCATTTCAGCGCAATAGTGCCTATGTACAAAATCCTTTTCATGCTCTTGTAAAAAATACTTGCTGCTTTTTTTCTTAACCTTGGTACGATACTCAAAGCCTTTTTCTACCCAAAATTTTCTTAAAACGCGTCCTCTAATAGTGCTCCCTTTTTCATTTGGATCTTCAAATAACTTTTTGGCAGCTTCGTTCAAATCACCATCAAGTTCCTTGAATAGCTCAATCGCCCTCTCTTTTTCCTTTTTAGATAAAATATATTTATTCATAAAAAATATCCTCTTTTTGAATGATTTTTTTTGCTATGTTTTTGTATTGATTTTTTAAATTTTTAATTTGCTTATAGCCCGCCTTCCTGCCTTTTTCGTTGCTCTTATATCCTAATATCCTTGCTACCTCTTCTTCGCTAATCCCATCTATAAAAAGCATCTTGTAAACCAAATAGTGCTTGGGGTTCAAGGCGGCTTTAATTCTAACATGAAGTGTGTCGGTGGCTCTGCTAATGTCAAAATGATCTTCAGGGTTGGTGTTTTTTGTATAAGCGTGAAACTCGAGTGAAAGGGGCATTTTTATATCATATGCATTTTTTTTAGTTTTTTCCCATTTAGCAAATAAATCACACTCGTTACACTGAAGGCCACTCGGGGTGAAGGCGCACAAATTGGCAATCTGCCCCGTTCCTTGTTCTGCAGATTGATTGTATTCACAATTTAGACAAGGTCGGGCAAAATTAGAATAATGGTTTCGTAAAATATTTTTTAACTGATTGGAAATAATTTTGTTCACCCACGGTTCCAGTGCGCGCGACTGGTCCCATAAACCCCATTTTTTAAAAATATGGGCCCTAATAATTTGGGCTACATCATCAAAATCAAACCAAGCGATGGCATGTAGGTGCCACTTGTAATATCTTTTACGAATCTCATTATCTATTATATCAACCCGGTCTTCGTACGTGACATCTTTTTTATCCTCCATCCTCGGGTACCTGAGCTTGTTGTCGTGACGCACATTCTGCCATAGATTGGGCGAGAAACTCTTCTTTGCTTAGCGGCTTAGAAGGAGCGGCTGAATCTCGAGGGGTTATATCTGTAGGATTTAAAGGATTATTTAACAAATCTCCTAATGTAGTTTTTGAATTTTCCATGTCTATTGAATAATCTAATTTCCCCAGCGTAACAGCTTGTTCTGAGGTTTCCTCTGTACCCTCTACAGAAGCGTCTGTCACCATCCCCTTGAACTTCTCACCGCAGCCTTGACAAAACTTTGGCTTGTTAAGAGTGTAGGTAGCTTTCGCTCCACAGTCTGGACAAAATATATTAGCCATTTTTTATAATTTTGATTTTTGGGATATTTTCAATTTTATTTACTATAAATTTCAG